ATTTTAGATAATACATTTAGGAGGTTATAATATGAATACAAATATATTAAGACTTATAGCAGAATCACAAAAGGAAAGTATTAATGAAAAGAAACTAGCTAAAGCTAGACAGCTATGCAAAGAGGTAGAAGAATTATGTAAGAAATATGATATGAGTTTCTTCTTCGTTACAGAAGGAGCTTCTATTACAAGAAATAAAGGAAACGATGCTGTTCGTAATGCTAGAGAAGCACAAGTTAGATGGGAGAAAGAAAATAGGTTTGACCCTGACGAAGATTGGGATAAGAAGTAATTTGCACCATTTTAATTTTCAATTATATATAATAAACATAGAAGACAGACAATAATATGAATGGCATATTAGGTCAATGTCTTAATTTAATTTAAAGAGACTGGGAGGTCGATGTTTTATGAAAAATTTACTAAATGTGAGCAATCACAATCTTGGACTTAATCAATTACAAGAATTACAAGAAAAGGGATTTGACGTAATTGAACTTAGTGATGAACTTAAAAAGGCTTGGGGTCAGTTGACTCCAGAAAACTACATGACTATCTGTAGTAATGTGGTTGATTATGCTGAAGAAAATAACTGTAAAGCGTTACATGTCGCTGGATTCGCTCCGGCTGTTGTAGCATTATGTGCTGATATCAAACCTGAATATCCTGTATTCTATGCTTACTCTTGTAGAGTGGCTGTAGAAATTGTACAAGATGATGGTTCAGTATTGAAAGATTCCAAATTCACTCATCAAGGGTTCTATGAATACCCTAGAGTGAAGAGATAAAAATATTGGTGGGGTTCATTCCTCACCTTTATTTTTTTTTTTTTTATTTCTGCGTTCCGTTTACAAAACCGTCCCAAACACCCCTTTAGTTAAAAATTTTAATAAAACAAGGAGGTTTTTAATATATGAATAAATTAGAAATGCTTAAAGAACCTTTGCATTTTTTAGGTTCACAAATATATAAAGCTTCTGGAATTAAACTTGATTTTACTTATTGTAAAAGAAGAAGAGATAGATTTAATCCAGAAGAACCAAGTGAGATGATAGACATATATCCTGCTTTTCTTTTTTATATAGGTAATAACTCAAGAAGGGAAATAGGACATGACTATGAATCAGCTTATAAAACTTACGAAGCTATAATTCAAGATACAAATATTCCTCTCGATTATCCTAAAGTAAATATGGAAATTAAAGTTGAAACTAGAGATGAGAATGATGAGCTCGAAGAAGATTTAGATTTAGCTGAAGCTCTTGCAAAAGATTTAAGTGCAGTTCGTACACTTCATGGAATTGATAGACTTATAATAGTAATTGATGAGTTATATCTTGATACAGTTAATGATAAGATTAAGGCTGAGACAATAGAGCAAAGACTTTTAAATGAAAAGATAATGCAAGAGTTTACTCCTCTTATCATAAAGTATCTAAATGACTTTGGAAAACTTGCAGCAAGAATAGGTCAAATACTTCGTGCTAATAGACTTATGACACCATTTATAGAACTTGTAAGAGCACATGATGGTAGAATGAGTGAAACTACAAATGATTACTCTGCTATAGAAAGATGGAGAGAGAAAGGTGAATATGGTAATAGAGCTCATGCACTAAGGCTTGCACTTTGTAACCTTGTTATTTATGAAACTATAAATGACGCTATAAAGGGTAATACAAAGAATATTAAAGCTATGGATACAACTCTAGCATACATTGTTAGAAATATTCTAAATACTCACATGACTACAAAGTTTATGAATATAGAAGTTGTATTAAAGTCTATACTTGGTAAAGGACAAGTCGGTTCTCCATTTGATTTTATTCTAGCTAGAATAATGAAAGCTTGTAATAATGGATTTATGGAAACTCCTGAAAACTTCAAATCTATGGAGTATTCATTTGAAGGTACAGTTGAGAGAAACTTCAACTATGGTGAAGTACAACCTAAAGACATGACAAAGATACTTGCTTCAAAAGAGCTTTTAAAGTATGCTGAATCTTATGATATCTTAGAAGCTCTACAAGCTAAGATAGACAAGAAAGAAATAAGAATGTATGCTGAGTCTATTACATTTACAGAAGATGAAATAGAAGCTGAGATGATGAAAGTTACTAATATGGCAAGAGAAGCGTCTATTGCTAAAATAGATATGGAATACATTACAACTAAGTATTCTAAAAAGGATGCTATTAATAACGCATACATTGTATTACAAGAATGTCAGGCTTTAAGAAGAAAGCTTAAGACTAAAGAAGCACAAGATGCAATTAAGATAGTTATAAACACATTACAAAAGGATATTGAGGAAACTCGTAAGTTCGACCATAAGAAATCAAGAATGACAATTAATATTGCTTACCCGTCTGGATATGAGGGATAATAAATGGCAATGGATTTCAATAGATTTTTAGATGACGTTGAAGACCCACAATTTTCCAATTATAAAAGAAATGTATCCCAAGATATAAGAGAATTCTTGTCTCAGGAAGAAAATGTAGATGTTAGATTTGACGCTGAATCAATTCGTATAGCCGAAAGTCTAGTAGCCATGGACCATGTAGGAGATTATGAAGATGATGACCCTGCAAGGTATGCTTATATGAATAAGCATAATCCAAACGAATCTGTTCTTCCTGAAGATACAGATACTCCAAGAGCAAGATATGATTATAAAGGACAGATAGATGTAAACTTTGATATTGAGAAGAATGCTGTTATACATCAAGACAGAGAACCTAAAAACACTATGGATTTGATGTACGATGATTTGATGGCACAATTCCCAAATAAGCGTCCACCAGTTCAATTTAACTCAGGTAATGAGTATGCAATCAACTTTGCTAAAGTGCTATTTAATTTAAAAGTAAAGAGGTGGTGGTTACCACTACTTCTTACTAACCCAGCACTTGATAATGTTGACCCATTCTCTCCTGATTTAACTCAAGAGCAAAAGGAAGCTATAATACAAGAGTCTACAACTAATCTTATTTATTACTGTCGTGAAGTAGTTCGCATACCAACACCTGCAGGTCCTACAAAGATGAAGTTCCATATTGGTTCTTTTACATCTATGTATTTAACTGCAAATGATATTACATATTATCTTGAACAACCCAGACAAACTTATAAGTCTGGTACAGATAACGCACTTGTTGGTTGGTGTTGGAACCTTGCTTGTCGTAATTCACAAATGGCACTATTTGCCAATAACTTACCAAAAGCTAAGGATAACTTACAAGCGGTAATAGATATAGTTGAGCTTCTTCCATCTTTTATGCAACTCTTTAGATACAAAACTAAAGAAGATTCATCTGGTAATATACAGATAATGGATTGTGAAGATTACTCAAAAACTATGGAGATACATCATAAACTTTGGAATAACAAGATATACGCTGGAACAACTGGTCAAACTAAAGAAGGAGCAATGAAAACTGGACGGGGAAAATCGCTTGTTAAAATAGGATTTGACGAAATAGGTTGGTCTAAGTATAACTGGTTCGCATACGGGTCAGCTCAACCAGCTCACGAAGAAGCTGCAGCCAATGCTGATAAGGTTGGAGCACCTCACAATATTACTATGACATCTACTCCACCTGATGCTACAACTAAAGAAGGAGAATGGCTTTATAAGCTTTTATTTGAAGATTGTGTTAAATTCAATCTTGTAATGTTTGACTTATCAAAAGAAGAGTTAAAAGAGTATATGAGAGCAAATGGAAATAAGGATATAGTCTTTTGCTCATTTGCCTATAATGAACTTGGATTTACTCAAGAATGGCTAGTTGAAAGACTAAGAAAGCTAGATAGAGAAGTATTCGATGTGGAAGTAATGCTTAAATGGAAGAGGGTTTTAAACCGTTCACCGTTTTCGAGAAGAGCCTTAGAGCTTATTGAGATATACACAAAGAATACTATGAGGAAAGAGATAATACTAAATAATAGATTTGTATTTCAAACTTATCCGGGCTTTGAAGAAGCAAGACTTAAAAAGATTGTAATAGGAGTCGATATAGCAGGTGGGGGAGGTACAGATAGGTCTGACTATTCTACTATGGTTGGAGTAGACCCACACACTACTAAGGTATTATTTACATTCAGAAGTAATACAGAAGATACAGAAATCTTCTCAAAAATAATAATTGATTTCTATAGGCAATACACTCCTAACGCAATAATAGTAGTCGAAAGAACGGGTATTGGAAAGGGTGTTGTAGACAAGTTAAAACACTGTCAAGATATAGTTGATAACCTGTATTATGAGTCTACAGCGTCTAATGCTTCTTATTATATTAACTCAACTGATGGTAGAATAACTAAAGGTCAATATGGTCTTAACAATGACCACAATGTTCGTGAAACTATGACTAAGGAAATTCTAAATACTAGAGTTAATAGATATAAGACATACTTTAATTCTCCTGATATTGCAAGAGAGCTTATGAATCTTACTGTAACTGGTTCAGGAAGAATAGACCACTTACCCGGATATCACGACGACGTTATAATGGCATATCTTATGGCTTTATATGTACTATATAAAGATATGGATATGGATATTAAGTTTGGTATCATGCCACCGAATGTTCCAGACGATGATGCCTTATCTTATAATAAACTAGATGCCTTTGACATAAAGATAGACCCATTTGAGGGTCTTACAAAAGAAGAGGTTGATTTAGAATATAAAAAGATAGACGCATTAAATGAAGGAACTTTTAGTGGATTTAAAACCCTTGAAGGGGACACGTTTAAAAGAGCGACTGATAATTCGCACTTTGTTTCTATGGCTGAAGGTTTATACGATAATTCTACGCAAAATGGCGAAGACAAGGAGATTACGATGGGAGCACACGATTACTTTGGAAACGGTAGAAGAGTAAATCGGCTTAAAGCGAAATCTCGGAGTCCGTGGTAGAGAAAGGAGGACAAGATGTTATATCCTTTAAGATTGGTATTAAATTTACTAACATTTTTTACAGCGTCGTTTTTGTTATTCTACATTTATGTAAGAACATGGCAAGGACAGGCGTCTGTAACTTTTAAAGTGTGTAGTGTATTCATTACAGTAATGTACATCCTAAGTTTACATAGTATAATATTTACATTCGCATTAATAACAATTTTAAATATACTTACGACATATATATTCGTAGTGTATAGTAGATTTTCAAAATTGTTTACCTTATCTCAACACGATGAAGACAACATCGCTAAAGCATTCTAAAGAATCTGGATAAAGTATAGGTGTGGCATAAAGCCACACCACAACTTTTATATTTTATAATATTATATTCATTAAATGTGCAATCCGACACGGACTCTCTTTTTCATTCAGATATTAGACCGATTATCTCTCAATAATCAGAATTTTCAATGTGTCTCTTAATTTTTTAGATTTATAATGCGACACGCACAAGAATTAATTCATGTTATATTTATTGATTTTAATAATTCAAAAATTTAGTTTAATAAAATTAATAAAAATAGAATAATTCATCATTATCTTATTTTCCTCAATCTACAAGTACGACACGTACAAAGCTTTATTCTTATTATTAATTCCGTGATTTACTAGAATTAACTGAATATTATTCACTGTAAATGTAATATGTTATTATACGTATTACTGGAAATAAAACTTGAAATATGACATAATGATTTATATTATATCTTCTTTTCAAATCATGTATACTCATATACTATATAAGATTTGCTGTACTAAGGAATCTCTAAAAGAATTCTCAAATCTCAGTATACTATATACCCATAGTTCCGTACACACTCTCTCCTTATACACCATATATGTATCTATTGAAAGTTATTTAGTTGTATGATTAATCCTCATACCTATCAAAATTAACATTCACTGGAGCTTGAGCAATCACCTTTTCATTATTTGAAATTATTACTCTTCCTTCAGAATCTATAAACTCTGAATAGTTAGTTTTCACATAATCTTTTACACCAGTTCCGTTAATATCGTTTCCATTTACGATACCTCTAAACCGTTTGCCAATGGCTAACATATCATATGCGAATTTAGTCCGCTTCACTATTAGGTCTTCATGGTTCGATGTAGGATACGAATTAATCAAGATAGTGTTAGGCGAAACTTTATTTTTAATGTAAGTATATATTTGTGCTATAGTATATACAACTACTTTCTTTGCAGTAGAATCTACATAGTAGAATCCTCTAAGTAAGAAGTCTTCACTTCCACCATCTACGAACTTATAAAGTTTATTATCTTTTAATTCGCAGATAAATAAGTTATCATCATGGCTATCAGGAAATACAGGATTTATTGCAGCTCCTAAATAATTTCCTTCAAGCATATTCATAAGCTTAAAAGTTGATATTAAATGTCCACCATAATAAGTCTTAGAATAATCATTTATATACTCTTTTTTAGAGATATCAGCTATTGTCCCTACCTTTTCATCATAGACATCTTCAGCGTGTACTATAACCGTTACATTAGCTATATCAGCCACTTTCTTTTTAAAGAAGATAAATAAATTATTATTGTAATTTATAATCTCGTAAAAATCTGGACGAATAAAATGTCCATCTATAAATACGTGCATTGACCTGTCAAGTCCTGCTGTTTCATATAAAGGTATTAGGTTTAGCTCATCTTCTATAAGATATCCTTCAGCCTTACCATACTTTATAACCTTATCAACTACCAAATCATATCTTCTTGTAAATAGTGGCTCTACTACAGCTTCTATCTCATCTTTATCAGCATAGTCTTTAAGAAGTGCTTTAGGTATAGTTATCTTAGATACTCCAAGTCTATCATCTCTTTTAAATCCTGTATGGAAGTATTTTCCATTTACATATAAAGAAACTACTTGTGAATATCTATTAGGAACAAATACAACATAGTTATCCCCATCTTCTACAAGCTCAGCTGCATTTCTTATTCTTGTATATTCATCTCCTATCATGCTTAGAGCGAATTGCTTTGATATACTTTTAATACTACTGAAGTATTCCGTATCATTACCAAAGTCAACAAGAAGTCTTGGGTCATCATTTGCTATAGGAAGAAGTGAAGCTCTTGAACCTTTAACGAATCCTTCAAGTTCAGGACTATATACACAAGAGTATATGAAGTCTTCATATAAAGTGTCTAAGTCCTCTTTATCATCGTTTGCTGTATTATAAAGGACTAGAAGTTTAGTAACTGTAGTACCAGCTCCTATTTCATCTTCTAAAGCCTTTATATCAAGTACAGCTGATGTTTGGTTCCAAGAAGCATAAGTTAGATTTCTAAATTCAAATCCTTTCTTTCCGTCTCTTTCATATACTATAACTCCAATAGATGATAATATATCATTGGGGCTCACAACTTCAATTATTGCTGTCTTATTAGATACTGTATTTCCAACTTTAACTCCAGTACCCACTTCTAAATCTCCTAGACATAATTTATAAGCGTCTAGTGCTTTATTTTCTGAAAATACTTCTATGTGCTTTAAGCTCATTTCCATATAAAGATTTTCAAATAGATGTAGAGCTGTTGGACTTGGTGTATCTATAAATCTTACCACATCATTCCCTGTAGATATAATAACTGTACCTGTAGTTAGAATTGCTTCTTCCTTAGGAATTACTATAAAGTAAGATTCATCTACAAAGTAATACTTTGCACCTTTTTGTCTTAAGTATTCTTTATACTCTAAAAGACGATTTCCGTCTTTAAAGAATATTTGATATTTACCAAAGTCTGGAGTAAATTGTAACTCAGGTATTTGATAAACATTGTACATTATCTCAAAATGTCCCTTACCGATATTATCCAAAGTATCCAAAAATTCCATAGTAGGATTTGTAAGCTTTGTTAGTGTAAAATTATAAATACCAATAAGCCCGTCGATATCGACGGGTTTTGACATATGAGGTTTTAATCTATCGTAGAAGGTAGTCTTTCTACCGTCTACAGAATCTATAAAGGCTCTCATTATAAACCTCCTTATAAAGATTGTAATACTTCTCTTGCAACTGCAATACAGTAAGGTTGAAGTTCTGTTTTGATAGAAGAGCTTCTATAAACCGAATAATTATTATAATATCCTGAAGCTAGTGCACACAAGTATGGTACATAGTCAACTGAGAATACATTCGGACTTCCTAAGATTATCGAAACTCTTTGTCTTATAAACTCAACTGATACTTTATCTTTTAAAGCAGTAAAGTTTCTCTTAAGTATTTCTACAAGACCGTGGAATGATTGCCATAACTCTTTTGGAGTTTCTAAAACTAATTGGTTTATAAATGCCTTTTCTGTATCATTTTCTATCTTAGCTTGATTCATTGCACTTTCGTGTACATTCTTGTCAATACCGAAGTGATGATTTAGCATAAATCTTGCACAGATATATTTAAGATATTTTGCATTTGCTCCACTTGCAAATATTGAAGAACCTGATATACCTATAGTTAATATTTTTGTATATAGTTCAATAAGCAAATATCTCATTTGGAAATTTGCACAAATCTTTGTGTAGTTTATTAAAGACTTGTATATAGCCCAAGCACCTTGACATAATCCTATTAAATCATTTACATTTATTTTGAATTTACCATCTTCTTCTGTGCAATAAGATGTAGCATTTACTATAACTTGTACAGCTCCTGATGATTTGTCAATAAGTGGAGCATAAGGAAGATACATTCCTACAGCAACCAATGGATTATACTTAAGTACAATCTTTTTCTCATTTATTAAATTCATAATGTCTCTTTTGAACATCTTGTTCGAGTTTGCTTCATATAGTAAAAAAGCTTCAGGTGCAGATGTTGCATCAACATCACGACCAGATATAAGCTCAGCTACTTTACCTGATAAATTATCAACTTTATCCATCACTTTCCATAGAGAAGATAAGTCGGAAAGCTTCGCTTGATTAGTTCTAATCATATATTTTAAACCTCCTAATTATTGAATTTTTACTAACAAATTTTTGGGTGTGAACCCTCGATTTTTAACTAAAGGGGTGTTTGGGAGGACTTTATGAAGACACTAAGACATATTAATATTTCAGACTTACACTTATCAGTATACAGCGAACCTACAGATTACGTAGAGGAGCTTATGCTTATAATTGATTATATAGATAAATTAAAAGAAAGTATTGATGTACTAACTTTTGCAGGAGATATATTTGATAGAGTATACCCAGCAAATCACAAGGTAATACAAATAGCAGTAGATTTTATGACAACTATTGCAGAAAGAGCAAGACTATATGATTTTAAAGTATTCTTACTTAAGGGTACGCTATCTCATGATAATACACAACTTGACATATTCTCATCTCTTGAAAGTCCTAACTTTCATATTGTAAGAAATGTGGAATTTATAGATGTTGATGGACTTTTATTTAGATTCATTCCTGAGTATTATTCAAATACTTATGAAGAGCTATATGAAGAAGCTTTAACTACTAAAGCTGATGTAACTATATACCACGGTTCAATAGAGTCAGCTATGCCATACGCTAAGGCTTTAAAAGCTGATACTCATAAGATGGCACAAGTTATAAAGGATAGAGATATAATAGAAACTACTGGAATATACACTGTATGTGGACATATACACAATAGAATAAATATTGCTGATAAT